AAATTTACCGCCTCTCAATTTAGCATCTGCTACTGCTGATATAGTTGATTGTTGGATAGTTGGCAACATATTTGCTATTTCTGATCTTACTGTGTTTGTTACACCTAAAGCAAAATTTAAGTTCTGTGTTATTTGAACACCAGCACTTCCACCCATCATAGACTTGGTATCTGCATTATTTTTAATTACACCACTACTTCCAGGAACAAATAACTCAGGTCCTCTTTCACCAACTAATGATGGTCTGTTAGCTTGTATAGTTCCTCCTGATGCGTGACTACCCTCTGTAGCAGTTGTAGCTCCACCTTTTATAAACATTCCACCAATAAATTTTGATAAACTACCACTACCTGATATTCCCTCTCTAACAGCTTTTGTTAGTCTATCCATTACTAACACTTGAAATAACATTTTTTGTAAATCTATAAATACTTGTCTTAAAATATCTTTAAATTTTAAAGCACCTGTTTCACCTCTAGCAAAAGCATCAAATATTTTATTACCAGTTGTTTCAAATGTTTTAGCTACACCATCAGCTATACCATCTAGAGCTTTTTGTATCTCATTAAATCTTTCTGTTCTTGTTGCTAATAAATCTATATTTTGTGTTGCTTCTTGTATGGCTTTATTTATTACTCCTTGATCTGTAATCTTTTTAGCTAATAGTGCATCTTCTATTTTTCTTGCCATAGCAAGTTTTCTTAATTCTAATTCTGTTTTACCTAAATCTTCTATTTCTCTACGTGATGCAAGTTCTCTTTTCTTTTGTTGATCTAATTGTAGCTTTTCAAATCCTGATTTATTCTTTGCTAGAATAGCCGCCTTTGCCGCAGATCTCTGTTTGCTTTCTTCATTTTTTGTAAGTCTTGCTTCTACAATAGCTTTTTCTTTATTTAATGAATCAATTTTTTGACTTACAATTAATTGTGAATCCATATCCATTGATAAAGATTTATATATTTTATCTTGTTTTTCTAATTCATCATTTATTTTTTTTAATTCTTCATCTAATTCAACTTCACTTAAACCTCTTAATGTACCCTCAAAAGTACCAAATACTGCATTAAGACCTCTCATTAATCCAGTTACTATTGTAAGTACACCTTGTGTAATTACATTGTTTTCTATAAATATTGTAAATTGTTCATTTAAAGTATCTAAAGCACCTGCTAAACCACCTGCAGCATTTTTACCAGCATCTTCTACTTGACCTTTTAAAGCTCCTAATAAAACTGTTTGTGCTTTAACTTTTTCACCTAAAAAATCAAATGTTTTAATTTGTTCTTTTTGATCTTCATTAAAAGATACACCTACACGTCTTAAGGCTGATAGACCAACTTCAGGTTCTTCTAATGCTTTACCTAATTGCATTGCCGCACTTTTAGCACTACCAAAACCTATTTCAGCTAAATCTTGTGATAGTCTTAAAGCTTCTCTAAATGTATCTCCTGTAATTGATTTAAAGGTTAATAATACACCTGCCGCATCTCTAATCTCTTGTGTACTAGCTAATGTATTTATACCAATCTCTGATGCTAATGATTCTATATCAAGTAAACTTAAACCTGCCGCACCACCAGTTGCTTTCAAAATACCTGATAGTCTTTTAAATTGTCTTTCAGCTCTAGAACCAGCGGCAACTGCTTTACCTAAACCAAAAGCCAATGCCGCAAATGATAATGTTGCTATTGCTGTTTTAATTCCAACATTACCTATAATAGTTCCTAATGAAGTAAGCCTACCTGCTACTGGTCCTAAGGGTCCTTGTATTGCCGCTATTGATTGAGAAGCTCTTCTAAATTTATCTTGAAATTTTCCTGCCGCAGTTCCAGCTTTCTTAGTTGCATCACTAATTTCTTTAGTTTTCTTTTTTACTGTATCTGTAGATTTCTTAAACTTTCTCTCAAATTCTTCTGATTTGGATCTTAATTCTACTGTTATTGTTGCTTGATTTGCCATTAGTCAGGGAATCTCCTCATTAAACTTTCCATTTCATCTTTTAATACTGGTTGAGATTTTTTGCCTTTATTTACTTTCATACTGTAGCCCTCCATAGCAGACATAAATTCTTTAACACTACAACCCCAAAAGGTTTCAGGTGTCATATGGAGGAATCCTAATCCAATCTCTAGATAGTCTTGGATGGGGTAATAGCTTCTTGATTCTCCACCTCTGCTTTTGGGGAGTCTTCGTCTTCCCCAGCAAAGATTGTACCTAAAACTTCCCCTGCTGTTACAGCAGAAGTTGTTAAACCAGTTTGTATTATCATATCACCAACTGCAATATGTGTAAACTTACCTTTTGCACCTAATAGACCCTCGTGCAAAATAACTGATATATCACTTAAAGAGAATTTTTGTTCTGCAATTGATCTTGCTACATCCATTACAGACTTTCCTGTTCTGTGTTCTATATTTACTATGTTCTCAAATGTAAGTCTAAATAATCTTTCTTTATCACCAAACTTACGACTTATCTCACCCTTGTATTTGTTCATTGTCATCTCCTAATGCTTTCTTTAGTTTTTTCTTTGTTGATATTGATTTCTTCAACTCATCATTGTTGTCTTCTATACAATGAATTTCTGCTTTACTATTTGAAGTAACTAATTTTTGCACTATAAGATTATCGTGACCATTTAGGGTAATTTTATCTAATGGACGACAATCAACATCTTTATTACATTCAATAACTATATATTTTAATTTAGTTACTTTAATGAATCCGTGATGTTGATCGCCATTTAATTCAAAGTTAATCACTTTCCAACCATTTGTCCATTCAATCATAATTACGCGTTAGTGTAAGTTATTGTATTATGTGATTCTAATGATACAGAATATGTTTCTTCACCATTATACTCACCAGCTCTTTCGTAACTTGTTATCAAAAATGCACCTTTAACACTTGAACCATCACCAAAAATTAAATCATAATTTTGTATTGCTCCATCAAACGCAAAACCTCTTAAAATGTTTTCTGTTGATGAATCTGTGAATACTCCACTTGCTGATATTGACATACTTCTAATTCCACCACCTTGTAATAAATCTCTTGCTTTATCATTTCCACTTGTAACGAATGCGTTTGAATCTTTAGTTGTAACATCAACCATTTCTCCATTTATACTCATAGATGTACTTCTTAGTCCACCTATAGTTGCTGGAGTGCCTGTGCTATTATCTTTTAATAAAAAGCTACTTCCTTTTTGTACTGCCATTTTATTTCTCCTTATTTATTTTTATCTTAATTATCATAAACTACTGCTCTAAATCTCTGTAATCCGTGTGATGTTAATCCATCATTTTCCTTTATCACATCAGAAAATTCAAATCTTAAATTGACAAGACTTGCTCCTGAAACAGATAAAGAGGATTCGTGCAACAGAGCGTAAATTCTACTCATAATCTCTTTTATTTGCTTACTTCCTCTATACCTTGAAAATGAGTGAATGACAAGAGTATGTTCATTACCTTGTAAACTTTTTGTTCCATTATCTAGAGCTGTTTCCTCACCTAGCTTTACATAAGGAAAAGATGAAGAATCAGGTACATAATCATATACTGTAGCACCTAATGTGCTTGTAAGGTTATTATCACCACTTAAACTATCAAAAATTGTTTTCTGTAATTGTATGCTATGATCACTCATTATTTACCAAACTTTTCTAGACTTTGTTTAATCTTTTGAAACAATACCTCTGCTATCTTAGGTTTGCTTTTTTCTGACGCTGGAAACATAAATGGTCTAGGTAACATTTTACTTGTTCCATATTCTAAGAATTTACTATACGATGCTTCACTTCTAACTTCTACAAAATCTTTTTGTGCTTTAACTCTTATATTACTTACTAAGAACCCTGTATCACTAGCTGGTGCTTCTCCAGGTGCTGATGCTTTATGTGTTCTAGTTGGATTATATTTCTTGTATGTTTTACCTGTTTTAGCACCCTGTTGAATACTTCTAATAGCTTCAGTTCTTATTAATTGACCGCCACCCAATAAAACATTTTGCATTTCTTTTTCTAAATCTTCTTTCACTTTATCAAGAGCTTCAATTGCTTTTTCTACTCCTGTAAATTTTACTGTAAATTTCATTATGTACCTACGTTTTCTGTTGCTACTAATTTGATATATTTATCATACAAGTTATCATTTTCTATACTTTTTATATCAAATGTTCTTGAACCAAATAATATTCTCATTGATGTTAGTATTCCTGATCTAAATCTTATTATAAACTCAAAATCTTGTGGGTTACTTATTTGTTCACCTGATTGTTCGTTAAATACTTGTTTACCTGATTTTGCTTTTATTTGTGCAAAAGCTGTAATAAATGTAGTTCTACCTGTAGTATAACCACCAAAAGTATCACTAGATAATGCTGTGTTTTGAATTGTTATTTTGTTTCTTAATTTACCGACTGGTGAAACACTTCCCATATCAACCTCCCAGTATTGAGTTAATTCTTTCTACTTTGTATGGTTGAAAGTTTGCTCCAATTGTATAAGGGATTGAATTGACAGATAAGCTTGTTACTGCATCTCTGTTTTCATAAAGATGACCAGCTAACATTGTGATTCCATGTTTAATAGGTGCAGGTACATCTGATGCCCCACCATAACCTGCTACATATTTTATTTCATAAGCATTAGCATTTCTTGTTTCTGATACTGTAGGCCAACTAGCACCTGTTTTTAAAACAATTCTACCTTGTTGACTAATAGTATCTACATAATAATTTGATGATGCAAAAGTAGAAGCATTATTATCATTATCATAATATTTAACGTGTGTTACAGATGCTACTGGTGCTTTGGGTAATACTATAAAATTTGAATTGTATTCTAAATCAGGAGCTGTGTATATTCCCTCTTGTAATTTTATATCGCTGTAAAATGGAAGTCTGTCTAAAAAAAGACTTAATGTTTGAGTTGTGATAGCTCTATTAAGATATACTTCTGCTATATCTTGTGCTGAGTTAATTAAAGTTCCAATATAAGTATCATCATCACTAAAGCCACTATCTATTCTTAAATGTGTCTTAACCTCAGTTGTTGAAACTGCTTTTGTACTCCACGCTGTATCAATTTTAAGACCTGACATTTTTTACCTCAATTATTATAAGCTATTTAATAAACCAGTTATTTCTATAACTCCGTGTGTTCCATTAACAGTAGATATGATAGCTATTTTATGTCCTGTTGGTATATTTACATATAAAACTTCACTTCCTACTAAAGCACAAGATGTTGCTTGTGCGGCAGTTGGGTTTGAACCTATTGCAAAAGAGAGTCTATTAGCTGTTCTATTATGTAATCTATACAACTGATTAACATTAGCTGTTGGTGTTATTTGTGCTGATGTATTTGTTGATGTTGATACTTGACAGGCGGCAAACTCTAATCCTGTTGGAAATAAATTTTGTCCTACATTTCTTATCATTGTTTTTATCCTCTATTTTTTTTTCTTTTTTAATATTTTTTTAATTTTTGTTTCTGTTGGTTTTACTATTTTCTTTTCTGTAATTACTAATGATTTTTCTGCTTTTCCTCTATCAATCATTGTAGCACCTAGTTTAACTTGCCATCCAGCTTTAAAATTATATTCTTTATCTTTCTCGTATAGCATAGTACTTCCACCATTTGGATCAGCTTGTGCTACATAGTTTTCTTTCATTTTAATTTTCATATTTTACTCCTTTTAAATTTTTGCATTTAAGGGGGAAATACCTCTCGGCAGGATCCCCCAAAAATTTAGTTTATTAAACTATACACCGCTATTAGTGTCAGTCGAAACTGGCGCTGATAATGGTATTCCTTTAATAAAGTCCACACCCATAATCGTTCCATTAGAGTGTGTGCCAGTTTTAGTTACTGTGCATTTTAAGTATCTTTTTCCACCTACATAACCAATACCATATACGTTACTAGCATCTCCAGGTGCGTCTAGTAATAACCATCCGCCTCCTGACGCTAAAGTACCGCCTGTTACATCTGTATTAGAAGTAACAGTAGTATAAGTTGCATCATCATCACTATGTGAAAGTGTTACTGTGAACAACACAGTTGATGATAATGTATCACCACTAGCTCCAACGGGCATTATAACCATAGCACCTGAAAAACCTTGTAGGTCACAGGCTTGTGTAGTTATATCCGCTGTTCTAGTTTGTGGAGAAAATCCTTTAAAGACTTTCAAGTTGTTTTTTATATCAAACATTTTATATCTCCTTTAATTTATTACTATTGAATAGTAATTGTTGATATTGCTTCAGGTAAGATAACCTGTCCACCAACACGTCTTCTAGCAATGTATCTTACATTACCAGCAGATGCTTGTGTGAAAGGGTCTCTCATGATTGATAAAGCTACTCTATCAACGATCATATAACCTCTTCTAAAATCACCAAATAATACTGGTTTAGTACCATTGCCGATGTTAGCTAAGTCAGATGCTTCTACAATTGGATGTCCAAGTAAACTTGAACCTACGCCCATTTGGTAAAGACCTGGTTGGAAGATGTATTGGTTAGCACCATCTTTTAACTTCCTGATTGCAGAAAGTGTTGATCTGTTAAACATCCAAGTAGCATTTCTCATGTACTCTGATTTAACATTGTGTGCCGCACCAATTAAGTCATCTGCACCAAGTGCATCATTAACTGCTGTAGTTATATTGTTACCTGCGTTATTTATTAGACCTTGTGGTTTACCAACAGAGTCGCCTGAAATAAATGCGTTTCCTTCAGCTTTTGCAAATTGCTCTACAAACTCTGCATTCATTTCTGCTTCTAAATTGAAAACTGAATCTTCAAGTTCTTGTTCAG